CAGCATAGGATCTGGTATACGTTCTACACCATACGTGGTATGTACAATGTCTCCGTTGGCCTTGGTTTCGGTGTCTAGTTCTTCTTTGGTAAACTCGATCCCGTAGCTCAGAATGTTACCCTTGAACAGGGTGCCCACGTTCTTCCAGCCGTATTCCTGGAACACATTGCGGTTGGCCCCAATGTCCTTTAGGAACAGGATCATGTCCTTGGGTACCAAATACTTCTGCCTTTTACGGCTGATCATGTATTGTATAAACAGGGCTACGTTGTTCTCGACAATGGTCCAGGCGTTATACCACTCGATCATCATCTCCAGGCGTTCATGGGTTTTATTGATATCATCAAAACGTCCGCACCAACTAGCCACGATCCGGTCACGTTCAATACTATTCTCCACTTTTCCGTCCCCGTAGTCTTTGATCACTTCTACAGGGTTCTTGTAGATGTAAATGGCGCAAAGAGAGTCCGAAGTAGTGGTCTTACCTTCCCCTACCGGATCCACTGAGGCATAGTACATCCCAAACGTTGGGTTTTTTACCGGTCGTTCGTAGACACAGATCACTCCGGTCTTGTCTTCTGTCTTTTTGGATATAGGAAACTCCAGGATGGGGATCTTCCTGGACGGCTTGTCTACGATGCGTCCTTCCGCGTCACGCGAAAGGTCCAGGTATTCCACCGGATACTCTTTATCTGCTATGCGCTGCAGTTGTTTAGAGACCAGGTGTGGCGGAAATACACTCACCTTTCTGGTAGCAAAAGCTTCTTCAATGTTTCTGGGATGCTGGGACACTTCTAACTGGTACGCATCCGGAGCAAGGTCACGCTTGGCTTTTTCAAACTGTGCGTCCAGGGCAACCAGGGCATCCTCTACCAGAGAATTCCCGTACTGATCAATATAAGGAGGCATACTCCACTGCTCGGGTATAAACAACCCGGTAATAGATAGTGTGCCGTCTTTGTCTAATAAGTTACTCTGTACACCATAAAACCCGTTTTCTTCCGGGTGCATGATGTATTCTTTCATGGGTTCACACTGGTCCAGGTCACCGACTGATCCTGCTGCAATAAACTGACCGGTGATGATGTGACCAGACTTTAGTGCAGGCTTAATGAATCCATAGGTGTCATTCATCTTTGGAGCAATACCTGCTTCCTCGTGGAAGAAATAAGTTACGGGACCACCCACACCATTGGTTGGATCTTTTTCAAAAGAGTATCCACTAATACTGCTCTTGAGTCCTTTGAACGTGTCACGTCCGTTGATCCTCACCTTAATCTGCTGGTTCCAGGCAAACACCTTTTCAGGTTCTGCCGGTCTGTACCAGGCAGTGTGCTCGTTCAGGAAGTTCTTATACTCGTTTAGAAACTTCCAGGATCCTTTCTCGTTGATATAGTCTTTAAGTGATGACCCAATCTTACATATAGAGCCTGATTCAAACCAATAGGTGTTGATGATCTTGGCCATGTGAAAGTAAGAAGAGGCTATCTGACGTTTCTTAAGTATCACTGCATGTTTATAGTGCAGCTCAGCCAGGTGTTCATACAGCGCCATGTGATACTGGGCGTCTCTCACCTTGGCAAAATCAAAACGTTTTTCTTCTTTGTCATAGATGGGAAGAAAGTTCAGCCACATGTAGTAGTCACGCGTGACATACCATGCATTAGTCCCGTTTTTAACGATAATGCCGTTTCTGCACTTCATCTTCTGATCATCCCAATAGACAATAAAGTCTTTACTTCTGGTAGGAGCAGCACAGTAAAATCCCTGCTGCTGAAACTTTCTGCCTTCAGCATTAAATATCTTGCTACTCTCGTCAAATAAATATTCACCAGGCTGCTTAAATAAAAAAAGCAGATAATCCCGGAACTCTTCCCGGGTATAAAAAGTGGTGACGATCCATTGACCGTTGTCCCAGGTGGGCACTTCTTTATATGGAGTCATTACTTAACACCCACTTTGGTAAGGCTATGGATCATCTCTACATCACCCTTGCTTTTGTGTAAAAGATCAATCAGGGTGTTTAGGTGTGTAGAACGCAGAATGTCTGCGTGTGCGTAATCATTCCAGTAGTCCTGGTAATGATCTTTGGGAATGGCAGCCCACATCTCCGTATACGGATTAAAGTGGAATACCCAGTCATTTAAGTAGTCGTTGTTTTTCATAGGGATTTATTTTTACTCATCTTCCTGCGGTTGCGTTTCTTAACAGGCGTATTAAGGATGAACACACCGTTACTGGTAATCCGCACAGCCTCCGTAGACATGATGTACAAAGACAGGAATTGCTCTACCGATTGAGAGAGTACGGGTGGATGTTCTTTCATAGGTGTTATAATTTGTGCCCTATGAGAGATTCGAACTCTCACGTCATTACTGACACTGCCTCCTGAAGACAGCGTGTCTACCATTTCACCAACAGGGCTTTATGTGCTGTATGTCAGCGTGAGTTGAGAAGCAACCCAGTCCATAACATACTGGTTGGAATCTCTGTCATCATAGGGTGTTCCTGTGAGGGTGAGGTTTCCGGCAGTAATTATATCTGTTGTTGATCTAAGTTCGTAGTAATAAATAGCCTGGGTTTCCAGGTCATCTTGAATACAACAAAACCGAATAGCAACAGCACTTACTGTTTGTTCATTGTGCCAGATCGCCACTGGCGTAATGTTTTTGGTCATTTCCGTAAAGTTTTTAGCGTGCAACATCACACGCTGTAGTTCTACAAATGTAGAGCTTTTATAAATAAGTTCTACAACTTCTATTGATCGTAGGCCAGATTTTGTCCACCCCTCACCGTTGATTGCTGCTCTTCGATCAGGTCACGGTAGACACCTTTGAAAGATTGTCTCACCATATCAAAGCGTTCTGCAATTCTTAAGAGCGCTGTAGCCGATCCGTCTCTTCCGGAGGTAGGTTTCTCAGTAGCCATAAAGGTGGCCATGTTATCCAGGGCAATCTTAATCCCCTGGTAGGCTCTGTACGTAGGGGTCTGGTACATTTTCTCACAGAGCTTGATCGCATTGATAATGGTTTCATCATCAGTAGAGAAATCTGCTTCCACTTCCTGCAGGATTAGTTCTTCCTTGTCTTGCTCCGGTACATCAAAGAATGGATTGAGGTCCGGGTTAGGGCAGGTCATGTAAAAAATGTACGCGTACACGCGGGAGTAATCCTGCGGATAGTCTTCAATAATCTTCTTCAGTGACGCTAATGTATAGCAATGTTCACTGGGTATCACTTTTCCGTTCTGTATGTCAAATAATCTTACCATGTTCTTCCAAATGTTATGTTCTTTTTAGCTTTAATGTCTTTGTGAGCAAACTGCCAGAACTCTCCGGTGGCGTTTATGATCACTGTATAAATCGTATCGGTCTCATGACCATAGTCGGTCACCAGCCATATCACCCCATCACCTTTTGGTGTGGTTACTTCAACCCGGTTGCGCGGTTCATGTATCATAGTCTTCATAGTTTACTTTGGCCTGGTCATCGCGCAGGCAAAGTTTTTTGTATAGGTCTTTATCTTCACTCCACACAGATCCGGTCCACCACTGAAATCCGTAGAAGTCAGATTTGTATAAACAACACTTCTCGTATCCACCCAGGATGTACACATGCTTACAGCCCATCATTTTTGCAGCTTCACACTCATACATCTGTGCTACCTTTCCAAGTGATAGTGATGGCTCTGCGTAGTCCCATACAAACTGTGTAGCTACCATGGCATCTTCATATATATCCACTGTAGAATAGCCAATCAGCTTATCGTTGTAGTAATAATTTATTACGCTACCGGTAAATAACTGTTCCCATGTAATCGTCCGTTGAAATCCATGGTGAGCGCAATACTTCTCATAGAGCTCTCTGTACTCAGGACTATCTTCAAACTTTTCGTACACACCATTAACAAGCTTTGCTTTCTTGCGTGTAGTTTCATGAGGCTTGTATGCACTCAAGTCTATTCTTACTGATCTCAGGTTATACCACGCGTCTTCCCAGGGTATCCAACCACAGGCTAATGCTTCACTTGCACTCTCCCCTTCTTCTAGCACACCATGCGGCTGCGAGTAGATAAAATCCTGGTCACTCACTTTTCCAAAACCGTTGATGTGATCAAACAAGACTCTCATTAATGCTTGGCTTTTATTTTATCACGGTTATCTTCCAGCCAGTGCAGCAGTGCAACAATCTCCTGTTTTAAATAAGGCAGGTCATATTGCACAATATCTTTTACAATGGGATTACCTGTAGTGTCCAGGGCAGTGATAGGATTACCAAACTTATCTTCTCCCACGGTCTCAAATAAGATGTGGTGGATAGTAAGTACACCAGGCTTTAGTCTTGGGTTGTGTTTTAAAATCATAAACATGTACAGGCTCAGCTGCAATGCATAATGATTCAGGTTACAATCATCCAGGTGCGCCACCGGTGGTAACATTCTAGTAGTGATGCCTTCCCAGTTAGTAAATCCTTCTGTCTTAATTTCTTTATTGGTCTTGTAGTCGGTGATGTGCACCTGACCGTTAATCACTTCTACCAGGTCGGACTGACCACAGATGCCTGCACTCTTTAAATAAACCAGGTGTTCCGGATAGACACCATCAAAAAGTTTTTGCTCGGGAGAATACTTGACACCTTCTATCTCGATTGGTTTTACAATCGGTACAGTGACACCAGTGCGTTCAATAGTTTCCAGTTCACAAAGGTCACGCTCTCTGCAGTTGTGATACCAGGTGCCCAGTGTTGTAGCACGAAGGGCTTCTGCTTTCCAGGCTGCTTTGATATCATCAGGAGTCATACCATACCACTTAGAGTTTTTCTTGCGGCTGCTTTTTGCGGCTATGGCATCTGCGTCAAAGGGTTGTTTAAAGTTTCCGATAAAAGAAGTGGCACTGATCCAATCACGTTCATCTTCTTTTTTTATGCTGGTGTATTTGTGATCCTGCGGGGTAAATCTTAGTATCATAGGTAAAGCCAATTTGGTTTCTATAGGATTTGGAATACAGATCAATAGTGTTCATGATCTCTTCCGGGGTATGGTAGGTGGCGTAAAACCTGGCTGAATATTTATCAAATACAATGGACCGGTTCTTAGCTATCGTGTTTTTGGTAGTGACATACTGCTCCACACTTGTTATGGCTTCTTTCTTAAACCATTTCTTTACACGGATCTGTTTATGCAGCACTTCTTTTTTTACAGGAAAGAGGTCTCCTTCCGGCATTTGCTCATAGACCACCTTGTTCTTATATACAGAGTGAACTACTTCTAGGCGCACACATTCTCCGGTGGTCTCGATGGGCATGTCAGAGTGCAAGTTTTTCGTTCAGCTGGTCTTCTTCATGTTCATTCAGTTCTGCGTCCCAGTATCCCTTTGGACATGCACTGGACAAGGACCTGGTTTTAAACCCAAGAGAACATCCGCATCCACCCATCTTCTCGTTACAACAAGGCTGCGTGCCGGGCACCATACATCCGTCACCCTG